AATGGTGGGTTAACGCCAAACGAATCAGAAAACCGATACTGGAAAAACTCTAACGCGGTGGCCAGTTTTTGTTGACCACTTCATGCCAATCAGTCTGGCGCAACGATGGAAGGCGGAGAGGGCGGTCGCTTTGCCGTTTTCGAGTCGATGCAGCATGGCATTGCCGCGCTCTACAAGCAATTGCAGTTGTACTTCAAGCGCGGCATCAACACACTTTCCTCTATCGTCAAAACCTATGCTCCGGCATCAGACAATAACAATGTCGATGCTTATATCTCTGCGCTCACCAAAGCGACAGGAAAAGGCGCTAACGAGGTACTTGATTCTGGTGACACAGCAACAATTGCCAGACTGATGAAGGGTATTGTCGATCATGAGAACGGAAAGGGATACATCAGCTCATCTGACATCATGGGTGGTATTCAGTTAGGCGCAGGCTCATCCGCATCTCGCAATATGCCAGCGGCTGCCGGAAGCCAGACCACCATCACCATCGGAAAAATCGACATGCAGACATCGGCAGGCAATGCCAATGCGCTTGGTGCCGATATCCAGAGAAACCTTCAGAGAAACCGCCTGGTGAATCCAGCGATGTCAGGGCAGGGATAATATGGCCTTTTCACTGAACGAAACAACGCTACTCAGCGCGATAAACAGCGGCAACATCTTTTCCATCATCAACAGTACCCTTTCGCCTGGTTACGGGATTTACCTGAAATCAGGCTTAAGGGCATTGTCTCCATCCTCGTTCCTTGGGATTGAGTATGGAGCAGATGCTTCAGTGGTGTCTGCACCAATTGAGCAGGGTTCTTACAGCAGTTTTAACAAGGTAAAGCGGCCTCCGATTATCCGGGTGCTGTTTACACTGGAAGGATGGACTGGATTTAGCGGTAGCATCCCCAACCTGACCAATTTTACCCTGACCAGTCGCTCTGACATGCTGGCTGCTCTTGATGCCATGGTTGCTGATGCTCAGGTGTACGATATCGAGACGCCGGACACGACATACGAAGACTATGACCTTGTTCGATACAATTACCGGACATCAGATCGCGATGTGACCCTTTTGACGGTGGAGGCCATCTTCCAGGCTGTTTTGCAGGAGGCAGAAGTTACTCTGACAAGCACCACGGCCAATAGCAACACCACATCAAACGGCACAAGTAAGGCAGCCAGCGTCGTAACTGAGAAGGCCAACTCCACGGCGACCAACTCAACGCTTGAAGACGTGAAAGGTGCGCTAACCGGCCTGAAAGAGTCAGTATCCAGCGCTGCAACAACCGTCGCCACGTCCGTAACGAATGCCGTTAGCAATGCAACGTCAGGTGCAACGAGTGCCATCAATGGCGCGGCAACATCGGCCATTAAAAACCTTGCGACAACGGTTGATGAACTGGTAGCGGGGTTATCCTGATGCAAAACATATCTCTCAAGCCCCTCAAGGCTCAGGAAGTCAGCGTCAATCTGGATGGACAGTCTGTAACCTTGCGCATCGTTCAGCGCTCTACAGGGCTGTTTATCGATGTTGGCCTGGACAGCCTATGGATAGCGCAAGGGGTTCTTTGCCATAACTGCAACAAGATAGTCCGCTACCCATACCTGGGCTTCAAAGGTGAGCTTTTCTTCGCTGATACAAAAGGAAGTCTTGACCCTGTTTATGACGAGCTTGGGACGCGATTCAAGTTGTTCTACGCCACAGCAGAAGAGATGGCAGCATGACCTATAAAAAGAGAACGCTGAAATTTCAGTTCACGCTGAAAGACGGTGCTTTCGATGAGTCAGGGAACAATATCCTGACCATCGATAACATCAAGGCGGAAGTAGAGATAGGTGCTTACGGCGGGATATCGGGAACGACACTGGAAGCAAGGGTGTTTGGCCTGAGCATCGAAAACATGGCTCTGCTGAGCTACAAGGGCATCCAGTTAAACGGTGCTAAGCAGAACATGATGAAGGTGTGGGCGGATGACAGGCCGGTATTCTTCGGATCTATCACCAACTGCTTTGCAGACCTTAACCAGATGCCTGATGCGCCACTGATAATCAGCGCCTTTTCTACAGGGTTCGACCAGTCAATCACTGCGCCGCCTTTCTCAAAAGAAGGCATTGCAAGCGTCGCTGAAATTATCACGACCATAGCAGCAAGCATTGGATATACGGTGGTTAACAATGGAGTTCTGGCGAAGCTTGAAAATCCTTACTTCGAAGGCAACCCGATAGCACAGATTCAGCAGTGCGCTCACGCGGCAGGCATCGAGATTGATTTCAGGCTTGGGGCTATTTATATCTGGCCGCAGGGTGGAAGTATTGACGATACCATACCTCTTATATCCCCTGACCACGGCTTAATTGGATATCCGGTATTCAGTAACTATGGGATTAACTTCCAGTGCCAGTACAGCGATCTGATTTTGCGAGGTCGAAAGGTGCAGATAGAAACGTCGTTACCGAACGGAAGCGGGGTTTATACGGTGCAGTCGGCAATACACCATCTTTCGACATGGACTGAAGGCGCTCCGTGGGCAACTATCGTTTGGGCATCAATCGGACAGCTAACAGTGAGGCAGTGATGAATTTATTTACTACACGGCCTCAGGACACGGCAACAGACGCCAATTCACAACAATTCCTGATGCATCAGTTTCTGATGGGGAAGTCATTCATCACACTGGCGATCGTAACTTCGGTTAGCGAGTCTGGGGAAGTTGTTTCTGTGAAGCCAATGGTCGAAGGATTCACTGGAGGTGGCGATCTCATTCCGAACTCAGTGATTCACGGCGTACCGGTTTGGCGATTACAACGCGGTGCTAGTGCGGTGATTATGCCTCCAGTCGAAGGTGATATTGGCCTTATTGCTATTTGCGATCGCGACATAACAGCAGTTAAGAAAACAAAGCAATCAGCGCTGCCAGGTTCAAATCGCACGCACAGTTACTCAGATGCCATCTATCTTGGCGGAGTGCTGAATGCAGAGCCAAGCCAGTATGTGAAGTTCGCGAATGATGGAATTGATATCGTCTCGCCGCTTGTTGTGCAAGTGAATGGCAATACGGTAGTAGTGAATGCTGACGACAAAATATCGCTTAACGCTCCGGTAATTGAAGCTAACGGCCAGTTAACGCAAGGCTCTGGCAACTTCGGTGGCGATGCGACATTCGGCGGTACGATTACTGCAACCGGTGAGGTGACAGGAAATGGCATACACCTAAGTACGCACAAGCATGGTGGTGTACAGACCGGCTCCGGAAATACCGGAACGCCAACAAACTAACCCGCTTCGGCGGGTTTTTTAATACCCGGAGTTTACATGCTCACCAAATCACTGCTTTTGACTGACCAGTGGGATATCACGCTGGACGATAGCGGAAGCATGGCAATCACAGCCAATCCCTATGCAGTAGCGCAGGACGTAGCATGCGCGTGCTCAACATTTCTCGGCGAGCCCTGGTATGACACCACGCTGGGTATTCCGTATTACGAGCGCATTCTAGGTCACTGGCCTGGAACGCAGCTAATTAATACCAAGATGGCTACAGAAGCCAAAAAGCTTCCATACGTCCAGTCAGCATTCTGCACAACAACGGTTGGCAAAGCAGATCGCCTTGCATCCGGCGTTATGACCATAACGGACCAAAACAACGTTCAGACCACAATCCAATTCTGAGGTAACAAATGGCTGAAGTAACAGTTAGCACAGCCGTCCCCTCTGTCACGTTTTCCGCTACCGGCATTGCCGTTCCTGATGAGATAGACATTCTCAACGGGCGATTAACTGACCTTGATACCGCCATGGGCGGAGGGATGAGTAAGAGTCTGACGACTCCGCAGGGACAGATTGCTATGAGCGATACGGCAATCATCGGAGACAAGAACGACAATCTGGCATGGCTGGTTAACCAGATTAACCCTGACTTTGCTGAAGGTCGCATGCAGGATGCGATCGGACAGATTTACTTCATTGACCGCATCGCAGCGATTGGCACAACGGTAACTGCAACCTGCACTGGCCTTGTAGGAACTGTTATTCCTGCAAATAGCATCGCTCAGGACGCTAGCGGTTACCTTTACTACTCACTGGCTGACGCTGTTATCCCTTCCTCTGGCTCTGTTGATGTGGTTTTCCAGAATCAGTCATCAGGACCTATTGCCTGCCCTATCGGGGCACTGAACACTATTTACCGCGCAATACAGGGATGGTCTGGCATTACTAACGCCACCGCTGGCGTGCTGGGAAATGAGGTGGAAAGCCGGGCTAACTTTGAGTACCGGCGTAAGCAGTCCGTGGCTGGCAACTCCAATAACCAGCTCGGGGCGGTATACGCAAACGTGCTAGCTGTCAGTGGTGTTACTGACGCATACGTGACGCAGAACAACACAAGCCTGACCGTTACAAAGGGATTCACTAACGTTTCACTGGAACCACACTCACTTTATGTGTGCGTATACGGTGGTGCATCGGCTGATATTGCAAAAGCAATATGGCAAAAGCTCCCGCCGGGTCCGTCAATGGTTGGAGACACCACTTACACGGTGGTAGACGATGTTAACTACGTTCAGCCATACCCCGAGTACGAAATTAAGTGGCAGACACCTTCTGCAGTAAGCGTCTATTTCAAGGTCGAGCTTGCGGATAACAATGCACTGCCTGGTAACATTGCAACTCTGGTGCAGAACGCGATCATCAGCGCATTCAATGGTGAGGATGGCGGTACACGAGCGCGTATCGGATCTACCATTTATGCAGGGCGTTACTACGCAGGCGTTCAGGCAATTGACAGTGATAACGTAGATATCTTCAGCATCACAATCAGTCGTGACGGCACCACCTATCAAACATCTGCGTCCTTTGGCATTGATGAAGTGCCGACACTGGATGCAACAAACATACTGGTGACACTGGCATGATAAACGTCGCGGATACCATCCTGACGCAATATGCCGACAGCCCGAAATTAAAATCCCTGATTTACTCGTTCAATGAAGCCGTAGGTATTGAAAGCTTTCTTGATGATTTCTATGACGTTATCTGGAATATCGAGACAGCCGATACCTATGGTCTGGACGTATGGGGGAAAATCGTGGTTGTCAGCAGGCAGCTGACGGTAACAGAGAACAAAATATATTTCGGCTTTAATGAGGCGTCATCTGATCCCCCTGTTGTAGATGACCCACAGCCATTTAACCAGGCACCTTTCTATTCTGGCGAGCTATTAACTTCAACCGTAACCCTCACAAATGACGTTTACCGCAAGCTAATCATGATGAAAGCGGCGGCAAACATCTCTGATTGCACCATCCCAAACTTGAATAAGTTGCTGATGTTTATGTTCGGCACGAGTGGCAAATGCTATGTCAGGAATGACGGGGAAATGGTGATGAGCTACGTGTTTGAATTTCAGCTTTCTACAGCAGAGCTAGCCATCGTTCAAAGCTCAGGTGCGCTTCCTGCCCCGATCGGGGTAACAGTAAATATCGTTCAGCAGGTATGACATGAACTCTTCTGATACCCCATCAAGAATCACTAAAGCATTTGGTGTAAATGGCCTAAAAAATACAATTCCAGTCGACTCCAGCACATCCACAGATAATAACGGTGTTGCGACGTTCGATAAGGGATTCCCGGCCATAACAATGCATCCATTAAGCGCAGGAGGGATACCGCCATCAGGAAAGGACGTGAACGGCGTATTGTATTCAACAACACTCCAACAGCAATGGCAAAACGCTGGAATGACATATCCATTTAGTCAGGACTTTTCAGATGCTGTGAGTGGATATCCTAAGGGCGCGATCGTTCCAAGCTCAGTTTATACCGGGCAATGGCTAAACCTTAATGAAGCAAATGGCACATCTCCTGAATCAGCGACTGGAGCTAATACCGGTTGGGTTCCAATCAATAACTATGGCGTTACCCAAATAACAATGACATCAGGAAGTATCGTGATGTCATCACTTCAGGCAGCAAAAGACAGAATTATTATCAGCGGTACGCTTACCGCAAACGTAAACCTGATTTTCCCCGCCTGGATTAAGTCATGGGTCGTTCATAACAATTGCACGGGTAACTTCACGATTACCTGCCGTACCGCCTCTGGTACCGGAGTTGTAGTCATTCCTGGACTTGTCTCTCGCCTTTTCTGTGATGGCGTGAACATGAGCGATGAAACCTACAACCCAAACAATGACATGGTTGGAATGGTTGCCCCATTCGCAGCAAATTCAGCCCCTACAGGATGGCTTGCAGCAGACGGAAGCCTTGTTAGCAGGATTACGTACGCACGTCTTTTTTCAAGAATTGGCACCACTTTTGGTGCTGGTGATGGGACGTCTACATTCGCTTTGCCTGATATGCGTGGTGAGTTTGTCAGGGGCTGGGATAACGGAAGAGGCGTGGATGCAGGACGAGCATTTGGCTCGTGGCAGAAGGGGTCTGTGATTGTTGGTGATGACGGTGTGGCAGGTGACAACGTTGCCTCATACAACGTAGCGGATAAAACAACGGTCGGTCTAGACCTCGGCGGATCAGAGCAATACCCAATCTCAACAGTAGCAGCAACTCAGTCAACACTTCGCGGAAACACCTTCTACGGATATTCACGTCCGCGCAACTACGCACTCCTGTACTGCATAAAAATCTAAGGTAAACCTATGTCATTTACTGATACGGCAAATGCGAAAAAGTATGCCTCAATCGCAGAGACTGCTGCTGCCCAGGCAAAATTATATGCAGGTGAGCTTGAATCTGCTCCAGATTATGCGGCACAGGCTGCCGCATCTGCTTCAGCTGCCGCATCATCAGCTCAGGAAGCTATCGCAGCTGAGTCTGTAGTAAGCAACCTTGCAATATCTGCCAGTGAATCAGCAACAAGTGCTGCAGCTTCAGCAGCAGAGGCCGGTAATGCTGCAGCGGCTGCTGTAGGTCAATGCTTAAGGGTTCCGACAGGGGAAAGCATTAGCGTTCTTCCTGCCCAATCAAGTCGACAGGATACATTCCTGACATTTGACTCATCGGGTAACTCAGCATTACTGGCTAAAGGTAGCGTTGCTATCCTTGATTCAGGCGGAAAAATCCCGGTATCAATGATACCAGCGGTTGCGTTATCTGAGATTTTTGTCGTCAACAGCCAGGCTGCAATGCTGGCCCTGAATGTTCAGCCAGGTGATATCGCAAAGCGTACTGACATTGGTCTCTCATTTGCGCTGGCTTCACTTCCTGCCAGTACGCTATCTAACTGGGTTCAACTGAACGATGACGTCCTTGCTCAGCTAGGTTTAAGCACAGGAGCGACTGAGGTGGGAGCGGTAGATGATCTATCTAATCCAACCACTGTCCAGGGAGCTTTAAATTTAAAAGCACCGATAACCGCCCTTTCAGCTAAGGTTAGTATTAGCTCACTTGGAGCGAATGATGGTGAAAAATTTATAGGATTATGTCCAGACATTGCCACGCTGCGGACCGTTGAGCCGGTTAGCGACGGCCAGCGCATCACCCTGCGCGAACACACCGCTGGTACCGGCAAAGGTGGCGGCCAATTCCGCTCCGTATTGTCTGGATCGTCATATACCGACAACAACGGCACGATCATTAAGACCACTGGCGGCGCTGCCTGGTTGCGCATCAATGCGGATATTCTGAACCCGCTGATGTTTGGGGCTTTGGGTGACGGGGAGGCTGATGATTCCGTTGCAGGTGATGCTGCCAACTTACTGATTTAGTGTATGATGGTGTTTTTGAGGTGCTCCAGTGGCTTCTGTTTCTATCAGCTGTCCCTCCTGTTCAGCTACTGACGG